AATAAAATAAAAATTATAACTTTATACTATATATTGGTATACTGAAAGTTATAATTTATGGACGACTATACAATTCCTATTACAAAACCAGCTAATCAATTTGCTGGAAATAGTTCTCAACCAAAACAAGAAACAACTTATCCATCTGAAATAGTTGATTTGCCAAGCAATGGACATTTTTATGATAGTTCTAGTCCATTGAGCAATGGTACTATTAATTTGAAGGTGATGACTGCAAAAGAAGAAGATATTCTTACCAATCAAAATTATATCAAAAAAGGTATTGTGTTGGATAAGTTGATTGAATCACTTATAGTGGATAAAGATATAAAATTGGATGATTTGTTGTTGGGTGATAAAAATGCAGTATTTGTAGCTACCCGAAGATTTGCTTATGGTGATAGTTATGGACCACTTCAGATTAAGTGTCCATCATGTAGGGAAAACAATGAATGTACATTCAATTTGGGGGAGTTAAAATATAAGGATATTGATTTTTCTAAATATGAACCAAATGTAAATAAGTTTGATATTCAACTTCCATATTGTAAAAAAACAGTAACTTGTAAATTGCTTACATCTGGGGATGAAAGACAGATAGAAAATGAAACCAAGATGTTGCAAAAAATAAAAACAGGCAGCACAGCAGAAGTTACGACACGATTGCGTTATACAATTGTTGCGGTAGATGGTAACAATAACAAACAAGAAATTCAAAAATTTGTAGAAAATGAACTAACTTCCAGAGATAGTTTAGAATTAAGAAAACTTGTAAAAGAAAGAACTCCTGACATTGATTTAAATTTCAACTTCAAATGTGAACATTGTAATCATGAAGAAAGGATAGGTGTACCACTTACGGTACAGTTTTTTTGGCCTGACACCAGCAGATAAACTGTTGATTCACGAACAGATATTTAGTTTGGCGTATCATTCTCAAGGTGCATTTACACAGGATATTGCATATAAATTACCCGTGTTCTTGAGAATTTTCTATTTAAAGAAACTGATAGAGTTTAAAGAAAAAGAAAAAGAAGCAATGGAAAAGGGGTCAAAGTCTTCTTCTAAACCAAATTCTAGACAGAACATTTCTAGAGGAAAATGATTAAAAGTATTGTTTATTATATATTTATAAACATATAATTTATGCCTAGACCTATAGAAGAAATGTCCGAAAAAGAGCAAAGAGATGAATTACAAGCTCTACTGAAAGACTATAAAAATTTAACTGATCTGGATAAGAGAAGAGCTGAGATACTTGAAAATCAATTAGCAACAATTGATGAACAACGATCCAGTATCAAAGATTTAACTAAAGATTTGGCAAAATTAATTACAGAAGATAAAAAACATCAAGAATTAATTGAACAAACAGTTCGTCATTTTTCATCTTTTAATGACAAAGCAGCAAAATTATATAGTGTTTATACTAACCTAAAAAATCCAGTTACTGCTGTTTATCAAATGATAGAACTTTCCGCCGAAAGATTTATTGCATTAGATAATGCGGCAGAAGCTTTTAGAAAAACAACGGGATTTTTAGCTTCTCAAACTTCTGTAGTAGAAGCTACTATTAGTAGAACAAGTAGAGATTTAGCAACATTTGGTGTAACTGCTGAAAATGCAGGAATTGCAGCACAAAGAATTGCAGATTCATTTTCCAGTACCGCTCTTGTTACAGATGAAATTGTTGGACATGTTGCATTGATGGAACAAAATCTGGGTGTAGCTGTAGAAGACAGTACATCCGTAATGCAAAATTTCATGGGTATTGGTAAAATGAGTGCGGATGTTGCAAATAAAACTGCTGGTGCAGCCGCAAGTTTGGCAAAAGCTGCTGGTGTTCCTTTTGCTAAAGTAATGAAAGATGTTGCAACTGCTGGTGGCGAAGTGTTAAAATTAGTTAGAGGAAGCGTTGATGCGTTGGTAAAAGGTGCAGTTGAAGCCAGAAGATTGGGTTTGGAATTGAAAGATGTAGGGGCAGCAGCAGATAAATTTCTTGATTTCCAAACTAGTATAAACAGTGAAATGGAAGCTAGTGTACTATTTGGAAAAGATATTAATTTTACAAGAGCTAGAGAATTGGCATATGCTGGTGATTTAGCAGGATTAGCAAAGGAACAGTCTAAAATATTAAAAGAAGTTGGCGATTTAAGAAAACTTGACGCATTTCAAACAAAAGCATTAGCTGAATCAATGGGATTAAGTGTAGATCAATTGGTTAAGATGAATGCTAAACAAGAAGAAATGAATGAATTAAGAAGAAAAAATCCCGATTTGGCTGCTCAATATGAAAAAGACTTGGATGTTTTGGACAAAACAAATGAATCGTTGGAAGAAAAGTATAAGAAAGAAATTCGTTCAAGACAAATTGCAAGTCAACAAACAAAAATATTGAATGATATCAATCAAATTATTACACAATTAGCTGAACTATTTCTTCCTGTTGTTAGTATAGTAATGGGAATTTTAGTTGGGTTAATAAAAGTATCTTCTGTTTTGATTACAATAGTGATGTCGCCTGTAACTGCTTTATATGATTTGTTTAGATATATCAATACTGAAATATTTGACATGAATAAAGCATTTTCTGAAATGTATGGAACATTAATGTCATTTTTGCCTGAATGGAATGGGTTAACAAAAGGAATTGTAGGTACAATTGTAGGATTAGCTATAATTTTTAGAGGTGAACAATTAAGAACATTAATATTAAACAGTATTGCTGGTCCATTTAAAATTGCTTTAGGTTTTATTGGTAAATACAAAGAAAAACTTAAAGATGTTGCAGGCAATGTAATATCAAAAGTTACTGGTAGTGCAGGTGCTGCTATCCCTACACCAACCACTGGTGCAGGTGGTGTTGCAGGTGGCGGAACCAGTAAATTTGTTGAAGGAGTAAAAGCAATTGATCCTAAGATGTTATTATCGTTGGGTGTAGCTATGATTGCATTTGCAGGTGCAGTACTAATATTAGCTCATGCAGCAAAAGTATTCGGTAGTCCAGAAGCGCAAGCTGGATTTTCTTCTATGGCAATAGCCGCTATTGGATTGGCAGTAATTACTGCAGCACTTGTTGGTCTAAGTACTCTTATTACAACTGCTTCTCCTATAATAGTACCTGCAATTGGAATTATGTTAGGATTTGCTGCTGCAGTTGGAGTATTATCATTGGCTGCTATGGGATTTGGTAAGGCATTTCAAATGTTTGTTGAAGGGTTTGAAAGAGCAATAGAAATAGATCTATTTTCTTTAGCTGCAGGATTTTATGTACTTTCTGGTGCAATAGCATCATTTGGAGCTAGCATGGCAATTGGTGGAATGGGATCATTTTTGGGTGGTGGAATGATGTTACAATTAGTTGCATTAGCTGCAATTAGTCCTGGATTGATATTAGCATCAGATGCGTTATCATCAATTGGTGCTACTTTACAAATGTTTAAAGATGAAACAATAGTAGAAGGAATAGAAAATATTACTGAAGCTGTTAAAGGTTTGAACAAAGAAATCAACAATGTAAGTCTATTAAATATTGCTGGATTATCTACTATTGGTACAATTGGAAAAAATGCTGCTGGTGGTGGTGGAGATGAAGTTGTATCAAAATTAGACGAATTAATTGAATTGATGAAATCAGGTGGTATTGCGGTGAATATTGATGGTAGTAAAGTCAGTACCGCTGTTGGAGTTGCTACAAAATTTAGAGGATCATTCTAAACAATTTGATATTTATAAAATATGGCAAACCTTAATAATTTAGAATCACCTGCATCACTATCTACTACCAATACGCAAATTATTGGTGCAGGTTATAAATTGCCTACTGGATTTAACGATCTTAGACAGCCTGGTGAATTGAGTGTATTATATGCTCAAAACAGTGATGCAATTTATAACAAGTATAAATTACAAACCGATTACAACAATGGTTTGTTAAGATTTGGTCCTAGACAACCATTTATAACTGTTAATCCTAATAATGCAAGAAAAGGTGTAAATGGATTAAAAAGATATGAAAGCAGAGCATTACCAATTGGATCTGCATTGCAAGATGTAGTAAGAGTATCAAAGTTTAGTGTAAGTGGTAACGGTGTAATTTTCTTGGGTAAACAATTGGTATTACAAGGATTAAATACTTTTAACGAAACCAAGATATACAATCCTTTGATGCCTATTTTAGCATCAACTAGTATTGCATCATTTGGAATTATACCTAGTCCAACTAGACATATTGAACCAAATCTGGGTGGTGTCCTTGGTGCTTTAGGACTTGGTGCAGTATCAAATGCTTTAGGTTTAAACAAACCAACACCACCAAAAGGAACAGTTGGTGCAGGTGCATTACCATCTATTAATAAAGCTGGTGGCAAAGGATTGATTCGTGGTTCGACTGCTACTAATGCAAATAAGAATTTTCAAAATACATGGGGTGGTGGTAAAAGTGCAGGATTTTTATCTGGTGTAGGAAATTTTTTTAAATCAAGCACATTATTTGGTGCGTTTATACCAGTGGGTCAACCAAACAAAGAAAAATATAAGGTTGGTGAATCTACATACGGTATAATGGCATCAACAAGAGCAGTATTTGAACAACCACCAGGAACATTAAAACATACATTTGATAAAAAAGTCATACAAAAATGGTACGCTGGAACCAGTGATAACACTGTAAGAAAAGGTGATACTGATGAAACGACAGGTGTTAGAGGTAGATATTTTAGACAAGCGGACGGTACTTATTTATTAATTGGCAAAAGAGGTCCATGGGAAGGTGCATCGATTGGTACATTTCCAAAAGTATTTGGTCAAGAAGTTCAACTTTCTTTAAGATCTGATGCATATCAATTTTATGGAAGAGCAGTTGGACATAATATTGAACCAAATCAAGAATTTAAAAATTCTGAAATGTTGATTAATTTGGCATATTATGCTGATTCAAAACAAAAATATCCAACTAAATTTACAGATAAAGAATCTGATGCGGTAAAGAATATAGAAGATAATTTAAAACAAGTATTAACAAACATTGAAAGTGCGGGTTATACTATTGTAAAACAATCTGATTCTGAATTGATTAATCCTCAATTTTCAAATGCAACATTTAAAGGATATGATTTTATATCACAACTAACTAAAGATCCCTATGCACAACAAAAAGGAACCAGTCCATTTAATTATGGAAACGGTGGTTATTTAACAAATTTTAGAGGAAATAAATCAAAACAACTATTGGATGATCCAAAAGGAAAAGGATTTTCTGGTGCAAAATATGAAGACAAAATCAACATATTGGATGTTTTAACAGAAAAGGATTTCAAAGACAAGTATTCCGATGATAGTGATATAATCAAATTTTATTTTCACGACATTGTAAATAATAAATATATTCCTTTTAGAGCCACCGTGACTGGATTGAATGAAAACTTGAATGCGGATTGGACTGCTATTGAATATATTGGTAGGGCTGATAAATTACAATCGTACAAAGGATTTTCTAGAACATTGAGTTTTAAATTTAATGTGGTTGCTAATAGTATAAAAGAACTATTACCGATGTGGCAAAGAATTAATTATTTAGTAGGATTGACTAAGCCTGCTAATTATACAACAGGAAATCAAAATAATCCTAGTAATATATATTCTAGATTTATTATACCACCATTGGTTAAATTTACGATTGGTGATATATACAAAAATCAACCTGGTGTAATTAAAAGTATTGGTGTGAATATACCTGATAATTGTGTATGGGAAACATTGAGTGAGGAATATGCTCAAATTAAAGATAATAAGTGGAATTATTTGAATGGTAAAATTCAATGGGATGATAGTGTAGGAAAATATGCACAATTTCCAAGAGAATGTGAATTAAACTTGAGTATGGATCTACTAGAAAAAGAAAGACCTGTTGCTGGTGGAAATAATTTCGGTAGTTATGCAAGAAAGTTGGATGATACTGGAGATTATGACGATGATTTGTTTGCTGGTCCTAGCAATTTATTCTCTAGAAACATACTTACAAGACAAGATTAATAATCATGAATAGATATACATTTGCACAACAAGATAAGAGATGGGATGGTAAGAGGGTATATAAGTCATTATTATATCCTGTAATACCTGTTGCTTATAATGATTTATATGTTATAACAAATGAAGTATCTACTTTTGATGCTTTGGCTAATAAGTATTATAATGATCCAACATTATGGTGGATATTGGCACAAGCTAACAATTTGGGTAATGGTAGATTGAGTGTACCAGCAGGTATTCAATTAAGAATACCGCAAAATATTTATAATATTATAGGAGATTTTAAGTTATTAAATTCATAAGTTATGGCAAAAACACCAGACAATAGACCTTGGGCACCACATCCATTTCCAAGATGGGTAATAAAAGAATTTGTCAGAAGACAAAATGATATTGGATTACAATACATTGACAATTCTACAAAAACTACTTGGGGAGATAAAGGTAATGGAGAAGGTACATGGAAAGATTACAAAGGACCAATGGTGCCTTGGGTTAGATTTTTTTCTAATGGAAATGGAACATCGGTAAACAATCCTCAAGGAATAACGAGGGATGGATTTGTAATGTTTCAAGGCGAAGGATTTGAAAAAAGTTATGGTATACAAGATAATAAAGGTATTCTCGGATATGATGCAAAAGGAAATCCTCATACACTAAATGTAAGTAACAACGGTAATACGGTTTCATTTCCAAGTGCTACATTCAAAGGTATAACTACACAAAGAGTTGTACAAAAATTTCTACCTCCTCCAGGTATTGTATCAGTTGATGCTATTCTACAAAAAGAAAGAATAAGAAAAGTAACTATTAATTGGAAGTGTTATGGATTTGCTCAACTAGAATATTTGACACCATATTTTCTTACACCTAAGATAAGCGCATTTGTTGAATTTGGATGGAACCATTTTAATCCAGCATCTTTATTAAATCTAAGTTCCGATTTAAACAATTTGAATAATTTAAAAGAATTATTTACTAATAGTGGATCTCTATTATATGATCAAAACATTCGTGATTCATATGGATTATATGATGTTACGATGGGAATTATTAGTGGATTTGATTTTAGTACGCAAGACGGATTTACATATGATTGTAAAACAGAAATTTTATCTAAACATGCAAATTACTCCGGTGTACAAGTAAATGGTGCTACAAAGGTAACATCAGATAATACTAGCACATCTGTTCAATCTAGTTTTTCTACTTATCTAGAAAAAAGATTAACAAAAATACCAAATTGTATTATTGGTAAGGGAAAAAATTTCATGGAACCTCTCGACCAAGATGAAATTAAAGCTTTCAATTCCCCAGATCCAGGTACTAAATTTATCAAACTAAAAAATTTTTATAATGATAAAGTAGAAGACAGATTTTTCGTCGGAAGAAAAACAGAATATGGTGATGAGAAAATAAGAGAAAATATTGCGAAATATGATTGGGACAATTCCGATCAAAAAGATATATGGGTAACTTTTGGATTTTTGATTGAATTAGCAAATTTATTTTTTACACAACTAGTTGATGTAAAGATTAAAGATAATCCGCCGTATAAATTATATCAAATAAAAACAGATGAAGTAATAATAGGAGCACACCCAAATTTGATATCGTGTGATGGTTCAATATTGCTGATTCCAAATGCTCTAGCTCCTAAATTTAATGCGGGTATAGTTTTTCCTACATCTGATCCTGAAGACAATGACTATCAAAAACAAACAGGATTTGGAAATCCAAGTATTTTTTCACCAGTAACTCCAGTTAAAGTTTCAAATTATAATGATTTAAAACCATATGATAGAACCGTAAGCAAAGTATTAAAGACTGGTATATCTGTTAGATCTAAATCAACTAATGTAGTTAGTGTTTTAGGATCAGAAACATTATCATTGAATGTAGGAGACTTAAATTTGGGACCATTCACACAAAAAGTAGATACTAATGTTAGTGTTGGTATTGGTGGTGCAGTAATGAGAGATGATTTAGATGGAATTATAAATAGATTTAGATATAAAAGACAAGGAAGAGCAAAAAGTTTTTCATTCCCACAGTGGACGGATGAACCAGATACAAAAAAAGAAAAAGGATATTGGGGATATTTAAATGACTTGTACATTAATAAAAATCTAATAATAGAGTGTGCAAAAAGCGCAGACACAGTTGAATCGTTTTATAATGATTTATTAAATAAAATTAGTAATGCAGCTGGAAAATTTTGGGATTTGGCCGTTATTGAAGATGATCAAGACAGTGGATTTTTGAGAATAGTTGATAAAAAATTTGTTCAATATAACAATATGAAGATTTATCAATTTGATGTGGGTGCAGCTAATAGATTTATTAAAAGTATAAATTTTACTGCACAACTTTCAAATGTTGCTGCAAATCAAACAATAGCTGGCGCTTCTGCTAATAATACATTTAAATCACCAATAGGCAGTATTAATGCAAATCAATCTTTACAATTTCCATATGGTGATAGATTTAATTTAATACCTCCTACAGGACCTATTGCAAGATCATCAGGTGGAGTTGTTGATAATAATCTAGAAGCAATTAAACAATTACAAAATTCGCCTGAAAATTCAAGTAACAGTAAAGGTTCTTATATAATGTCATTTAAAAGTAAAAAAGGTACTAAAAAAGGCATAAGTAGAGCAGATGCAGCAACTGCAGGTGGTCGTAGAAATCCAACTCCAGGCAATCCATCACCTCCAGGTTCTAGAGGAGCCGCAGCAGCTGCAGCAGGACTTCGTGGCAATTTTAACTCAAGTAATCCCTCACCTCCAGGTTCTAGAGGAGCCGCAGCAGCAGCAGCTGGTTATAGTGGTAATTTTAGTTCTGGACAACAAACAGACGGTGGAGGCACAGGCGAAGAAGGTTGGAATATTGTAAACTTAGTATTGCCTAATGAAACTTTATTGTTAGCAATATTAAATGATTTGGATACTAAAAGTAATTCAAATATTTATGGAGGACAACAACCAGGATTCACTGTAGAAATGACATTACAGGGTATATCTGGATTAAGAACATTTCAATTATTTAGTTTAAAAAACTTACCAAGTCCATACTCCGAACATGAAATCATTTGTCAAATAGTGGATATTACACACAAGATTGATAATTCTAATTGGACTACAACAATAAAAGCCGGTATTAGAGCAATTAGAGGTCAAGTAATAAAAGTTACTACAGATGGTGACAATTCTTTTGAACTTGAAACTGTAAAATACACATGATAATACCAGAAAATTATAGTGATATAGGTGGTATAGATATACTATCAGATACATATCCAATTTATTTTATACCGTCAGTAACTAAAGACGATTATAAAAAAGGATATATTTATCGTTATTTTGTACAAAAAATTAATGATTTAACGATAACTGAAGTAAGTAAAATTAATTATAACAGTGTATCTTATAATTTTTATATTAAAGAATATATAAAATGGGTAATATCAGGACCAGAAAATAATGAATATGAAAATAAAATTTTGTATAGAGAAGGAGTAAGACAGATTAATTCTAAAACATTAGCTGATACCGAGAAGAAAATGAAGGGTATTAAGACTTATTTAAATAACCCACTTGAATTTTGGGGTGGTAAATAATTGACTTACAGTTGTTATAATGTTACATTGTGTCAATGGTGTGTCTGGATAAACAGTCCTATTCTAAATTCCTAGAATCGCATATTTCATCTGATTTTATTCTTGAATGTATTCAATCAGATGAAAAAGTACATCCGTGTGTAGATGAATTGTGTATGGTGTTAATCCATATACTCAAATCCAAAACGACATATATTATCAATCTAAATCACCCAGATTGCAATGCCTTTATCGATAAAGAATCATTAATTGGTGATTTTAATAAACTTAAAGGTAAGAAATGGGTATTTGATAAGAAAAAGTGTTTGCATCTGTTTCCTATCAATAATCTGTTTGATATTAACATCATTTTCTTTATTAGTGACGGTAAAGTTGAAGATTATAGTGAATTTGATACAACTGCACATAATGTTATCAAAACTAAGTTTCAAAAATATGGTGAATTGAATAAAGCAATTCCGATGGTAAAACATTTGGAAAAGTTTGAAAGTATGTATGATGCAGTGTTGATTAGACTCAAATCCGTCAAGATTGATGATAGTTTTTATAGTATCAATAGTACAATTACTGACAATCTTAGAATTCTTGAACATAATGGGTTAAAAGTGGATGTAGAATTGTTTAATAGGCATTTTGAAAACAAAACGATCAAAGATAAGGATGGTTATGTTTATACACAATATAACCTATATACTGCAACAGGACGACCCAGTAATAGGTTTGGTAATGTAAACTATAGTGCTTTAAATAAAGAAAACGGGTGTAGATCTTCATTTATCAGTAGATATGGTGATGATGGTATGTTATTTATGATTGATTATAGCGCCTACCACCCCCACATAGTTGCAAAGTTGATCAATTATAACTTACCACCAAATGCTTATGAGTATCTTGGAAAGTTATACTATGGCAAGGATAAGTTATCAGACGAAGAAATCAAAGCGTCAAAGAACCTAACATTTCAGTGTATGTATGGTAATATTCCCACAGAATTATTAGAAATACCATATTTTAAGAAAATGAGTGATTATATTGCTCATAGATGGAAGTTCTTTAATGAAAATGGTTATGTAGAAACTCCGATTTATAAAAGAAGAATCACTACAAACCATATAAATGAACCAAATCCTAACAAATTATTCAATTATATCTTACAAGCTAGTGAAACTGAATTTGGAATGCAATCATTGGTAAGAGTTAATGAATATTTGAATGGTAAACAAACTAAGGCTATTTTATATACTTATGATAGTGTTTTGTTTGATTGTCACAAGAATGATAAAAAAGAGACTTTGGTAGAATTGAAAAGATTGATGTCAAACAATCAATTTCCTGTAAAGTGTTACATAGGTAAGAATTATGATAGTATGACGGTTGTGGATATTTAAAAACAATTTGATTTTCGTGTATATATCAATATTTATATATACGAATGAATATAGACGACGATGTAAAATTAAAAGACTTACAAGTTAAGTTACAACAGGTTGAGACTGTTATGCCATTGCCATTCAGTCAACAATTAAGAGAAAGTTTTCCTTTATATAAGATATTCGGCGAAAATGGCGATTATTATCCAAAAGAAAAAGATACAATCAAAAAGTGGTTAAAATTATCTGAAGAAATAGAAAAGATATTAAAGAGCATACAACAATTAGATAATCCTGCAATAATTACTGCGGTTGGTAAAAATAAATTATATCAAAATTATGCTGATATAAAGGCAAGAATTGAATTGGCATCTGGTACTAGTGTAACATTAGCAAATGTAACATCTGCAAAACCAACCGGATTTATTCATCAAGACATCAAAAAGTTCTATGAATTCTTCAATAAGAGTGGGTACGCCAGTAAAGATAAGAAAAAAGAAAACACTGCTGATGCGGTATTGTTGTACAATTGTAGTATATCAGAAATTCAAATTGCTTTAAAAGATAAAAAAGTAAGTGGTACCAACGAAAGTTTATGTGAGATTACTGGTACTGGAAAGAAATTCGCAATGGTTTCTTTGAAAGCTGGTGGAGATAGTTATCGTATTGGTAGAATGAAAGGTGCTTTTGATATTTTACCAGACAAATTAAGTTTTTCAGGTACACCCGCAGAAAGAGAAAAATACTATCAATGGTTACAGTCACAACAACCAGATGGAAAACCAATTGAAAAAGATCCACGCAGTGTATTTAGTGGTGGTGCTCCTGTATTTGAAGAAATATATTTGGGTAAGACACTACTAACTGAAATTGAATTTATATCATCATTAAAGTCATCTCTCAATAGAATTTCATCTAAAATTGGAGATTTGTCTGCGGAATTGACAAAAGGGTGGGCCGATTTCACACAAAAGATTAAAAATACAATTGTAAAGATTTTTGGTAATATTGAACAAAAATGTCAAGAAGACATGAATTATGCTAGAAATCAATATTCCACTATGTTTAATACATGGGATACTATTGAAAAAGAAATTGGTGTTTTATCTGAAGCAAGAGAAGCTGATGAAGTATTAGTAAAAATGACCGATTCTTTAAAGAAGAATGTCGCAATCTTTATTCAACAAATCAATAGAATTCAACCAGATTCATTATTTAGCACCATAAATGAAAAGGTAAGATTGATTGATAATAAGAATCTGTTTATGGTTCAACTAACTGGTACTACATCAGACGATGTAAAAGAAGTCAAGAATGCTTCTATAAAAGTTTATAATGATTATTTTAATCCATCTACTAAAGGTGATGTTCCGATGAATAAAGGTGCATTTAGACCAATGAATATCTTTAATTCTAATATTGCAGCTATAAAGTTTTATGAAAAGTTTATTGAAAGATTTATGAATGTGGGCAATGAAGCTCAAATCAAGAAAGAATTTATTCAATTTGCAAGTCAAATATCTGCTGAAGCAATCTTTGGTAATAATGATAGTTTACCGCTTGTAGTATTTAATGGTAAGACAATTAACAGAATGGGAACCAAGTCTGAATTTTCAAGTGGTAAAAAATTGATCGATGCAAGTGAAAATAAGAATTTTAGATTAAGCAAATTTGAAGTAAGTAAAAATAAAGAAGGAACATATTTCGTTGTATATTTATATATTATATTCGATATACGAGAAGAAGAGGAAAATGGAAAGGTAGAAGTTAAACCATTTTATTCTGCAATTGAATTAAGAAATGAAAGAGGAAGTAAGTTTTCTTTCAAAACAGAAATTCATCGTTCCAATTTAAGTGAAGAGGATGTATTTTAATTATGAACATCAAACAAATATTTTTAGAAGCATTAGAAAAAGCAAGTACCGACATTTCAATTGAAAACGGTATATTTGATATTTCTAAACAAGAACACATTGAAGTATTAAGAGAATATTTGTTGAATTCAAATGTTGATTCAAATATCGTAAATCAATATTTGAATAAAATGCTTGAAGGTAAATATCCTGAAAGACAAGCATACAATACAAATGGTATTCTTGTTACATTTCCAACTCCTGAATACAAACAAAAAGCTATTGCTCGTGGTACCCATTTTGAAGAAAATCCAAAAAGGGGACAAGCCAATGTGTTTACAGGAGACGAACAGCCAGAACAACCAAGTGGACAACAAATTGAATTTGAACCACAACAAACCCAACCTGTTCAACAAGCAGAACCACAAAAATCAAAGAGTGATGATAGAACTCCCGAAGAAAAAGAACAAGATGCGGTAGCAATTGAGAAAGCATTGACTACTGAATATACTTTACAAGAAGCTTTAAAGTTTGGATTTTATAACAAAAGAAATAGTTGGTTTGATTCTTCTGGAAATTATGTCGGTAAATTGTGGAATGTTGACGGTAAACAACTAATAATAAATAAATGAAGAACAAACAACTATTGTGTACATTTACCAATTCCAAAGAATATAATGATACTATACAAGAAATAAAAAATTTCTATAGTGTTATTAACGGTAAAATATTTTTATTGTGTAATGTCAACAATCCAAAAGAATTGTACGCAACATACAATGTAGAAATAAATGATGGTAACCAATTGAAATTTCGTAACACCATCAGTGTCCATAGAAAAAAAGAAACAAACACACTGTATACTCTCAATGCAATGAATAAGTTGATTGCTGAAGAAAACAATGGTGTTTTTGATAAAACCTTCCAATTGGATTGGAATCTCTACAGAAATTCAATTATTTTAACGAGCGAAGTATCAGTGAAAATTGTCTCCGTCAAAATATTTGATATAATAAGTTGAAATCTTTTTGGTCTTCATATATATTGATGACAACTTAATTGGTTGTCATTAAATAATTCGTGTGAGTTATCTAATTAACTAATTAACTAAATTAACTAATTAAAAATTATGGCATTAGACATATCAAAATTGAAGAGTCGTTTGAGCTCTCTAACAAACCAAGGCAACAAAACCAATCTCATTTGGAAACCAAAGCCTGGTAAACAAGTAGTTCGTATCGTTCCCTACAAGTATCAAACCGATAATCCTTTTATCGAACTAAAGTTCCACTACAATATCAATAACAAGACTTATCTATCTCCCGATAGTTTCAATCGTCCTGATCCAATCGTTGAATGGTCCAATCGTATGAAGAAGACCGGAAACAAGGAAGACTGGATTTTGGGTCGTAAGTTTGAACCAAAGATGCGTACCTATGCTCCTATCATCGTTCGTGGTGAGGAAAACGAAGGTGTTCGTTTCTGGGGATTTGGTAAGAATGTTTACCAAGAAATTCTAAGCATCATCAGTGATGTTGATTACGGTGATATTACTGATTTGGTCAATGGTCGTGACATTGTAGTAGAATTCCGTACCGCAGAAGATTCTGGTAAGTCGTTCCCAGAAACTACTATTCGTGTCAAGCCAAATGCAAGTGTTGCAATTGATCCTTCTCAAAAGGATATCTTGGCACAACAGACTAACATCATGGATTTATTCCCTGAGTTTAGTTATGACGAACTAAAGGAAGTAATGAATGCCTGGTTGAATCCAGATGGTTCAATTCCTTCTGAAGGAACAGTCAACACAATTGTTGATGAGGAAACTCCTGCTCCTGCTCCAAAAGCAACTGCAACGAATAAATCACCAACAGCTACCGCAGCAAAATCAAATTCGGATGATGTAGCAGCCGCTTTTGATAATTTGTTTAACAGTTAAAATAAATTGTTTGTAGTGGGGTGGTAGTATATATTACTGCCACCCCTATTTTAGTTTTATATTATTATGAAAAAGAAAAATCAAGTTACACAAGATACTCCTCAAAGAGATGAGTTAGTCGAATTACTCGCAAATGAGTTAAATAAAGCCAATAAAGATGGCGGTAAGATTGCATATTTCTTGGATGAACAGGAAAATCCAGCAGAAATTAGTGATTGGATTAGTACAGGTTCTTCTATGCTTGATCTAGCGATTAGCAATCGTCCTCATGGTGGATTGCCAGTTGGAAAGATGGTTGAATTCAATGGGTTGGAAGGAACTGGTAAGAGTCTAGTATCTGCTCATATTTGTGCAGAAACACAGCGTAAAGGTGGTGTCGCAGTAGTACTAGATACAGAAAATGCTGCAGCTCCTGAATTCTGGAAGAGTTTGGGTGTAGATTTAAAGAATCTTCTATATGTTCAAGTAGATACTGTAGAAGATATTTTTGAACAGATGGAAAAGATGATTGGAATTGTTCGTAAGAGCAATAAAGATCGTATTTTGACACTTATTATTGACTCTGTAGCTGCTGCTTCTACAAAGGCAGAGTTGGAGAGTGATCACGGTAAAGATGGATTTGCTACTGGTAAATCTATTATTATTAGCAAAGCAATGCGTAAGATCACCAACATGATTGGTAAACAAAAAGTTCTTACTGTATTTACCAATCAATTACGTCAGAATCTAAATGCTATGGCATTTGGTGACAAGTATGTAGTTAGTGGTGGTAAGGCATTAGCATATCATTGTAGTGTTCGTGTTCGTTTGAACAACACTGGTAAACTAAAGAAAGGTGAAGATGTTATTGGTAATGAATGTAAAGCAGTTGTTATCAAGAACCGTATGGGACCACCACAGCGTCAAGCTAGTTTTGATATTTACTTTGACAGTGGAATAGCTGACTATGGTAGTTGGATTAAGGTTCTAAAGGATCAGAATCTAATTAAACAGGGTGGTGCTTATTATACTTATAAAAAGGATGATGGTAGTGAGTGGAAGTTCCAATCCAAGGACTTTGTAGAAACAATGAAGACGGATAAAGTTTTGAGTGAAGAAGTTTACTTGAAAATTTGTGACGCAGTAATTATGAAATATAAAGATCCAAATAGTGTCATTGTTGATGACGCAGTTGTTGACACAGACGAAGATGTTGGTGTATCATCTGAGAATGAGTAATCTATCTGACAGTGAAAAAAAGAGGTTGTTTTCGTTATTCGATAATGTAAAACAAGAAGACAGAGTTGGAGGATTGAATAGATCCTCCGATTCTGAAGTATTAATTGTTGATTTCATGAACACTTTTATTAGAGCGTTCATGGCCTCCCCCTCCCTCAATACCAATGGTAATCATACTGGTGGAATTGCTGGGTGTTTAAAAAGCATTGGTTATGCGGTTAAATTAATCAATCCTACAAAGATTGTTATTGTATCCGATGGTCAAGGGGGTTCACTGAAAAGAAGAAAGATTTATCCAGAATACAAGAGTGGTAGAAAGACTAAAATTAGGCTTAATAGAGCTTATGATGATCTTACCACTCCAGATACTGAAGATAAAAATCTAAAGAAACAGTTGTTGAGAACTGTACAATATCTAGATAAGTTGCCTGTAACAACAATGGCAATTGATTATATTGAAGCAGATGATACAATTGCTTATTTGGCTAAAGAGTACTTTAAAAATAGTAATGTTACTATTATGAGTGCCGATAAAGATTTCTTACAACTAGCCGGTGATAGAATTAAAATTTGGAGTCCAACCAAAAAGAAATTGTATGGTTGTGCAGAAATTCTATTGGAATATGGTATTAGTTGTAAGAACTTTATCAATTATAGAATAATGGAAGGAGATAGTAGTGATAATATTGACGGCATTAAAGGTGCTGGGTTAAAAACTATTATCAAGTGTTATCCAATTCTTACAGAGGATAAACAATATTCTTTACAAGAATTATACAATTATAGTGATACTCACAAAGGTAAATTAAAGTTGTATGATACTGTATTAGAGAACAAAGATATCATGCAGCGTAATTATGATTTAATGCAATTACATGACACGCAAATTCAATCGTTCTCGCAATTGAGAATCAATGAAATCATGGAAAAACCAATTTGTAAACTTGACAGATTTGGTTTTAGTAAATTGTTGGTAGAAGACTGTATGCAAAATAATTTTCCAAATAGCATGGTGTGGTTAAATGAAGTGTTTGGAAAAATCAATTCAATGGTTCTGTAAATAATCTTGGTTTACAGAAATGGTGTGGTATAGTTGGTGTAGATAAATTATATAAAATTATGTCGGAAAAAATTATTGATAACCTAAAAAAATTCGGATCTGAATTCCAAATCAAATGTATTAGTGGTTTGGTGTCGGATAAAACATTCATTGAACGAATCAGCGACATCTTAGAACCAGATAGTTTTGAGACAGATGCGCATAAATTTATCGTTAAAGAAACGATTAGTTATTTTCTTCAATACAAAGACTTACCAACATTGGCAGTCTTTAAGGTTAAAGTTGACGGTATTGAGAACGATTTGTTGAAACAGTCCGTTGTAGAGCAACTTCGTTTGGTTTACCAGAAAATCAGTGACACTGATCTGAAGTACATCAAAGAACAGTTTCTTGAATTTTGTAAGAATCAAAAAATCAAGAATGCTATTATGGAAAGTGTTGATCATTTGAAGAGTGGTCAATATGATAAGATCAAACATGTAGTTGATGTTGCGATGAAAGCTGGTATGGAACGCAATATTGGACATGAATACATGGTTGATATTGAAAAGCGTATGAGTCAAATGGCTCGTAAGACTGTCAAGACTAATTGGACAGAAGTAGATAGTATTATGGATGGTGGCCTTGCTGGTGGTGAACTAGGAATTATCACTGCTTGTGCAGGTAGTGGTAAGAGTTGGGTTCTTGCCAAGATGGGTGCAGAAGCAATGCGTCAAGGTAAAAATGTATTACATTATACTTTGGAATTGAATGAAAACTATGTTGGTCTTCGTTATGATGCTTGTTTTACTGGAATTGATTTCCAAAATATTCGTAACAACATTGATATTGTTAAAAAGAAGATTGCAGAAGTACCTGGTAAGTTGATTATTAAATATTTCCCAATTAAGACTGTATCTGCTCATAGTTTGAAACTACATGCGGAACGAATTCAAACTCTAGGTACTAAGGTGGATATGATTATTGTTGACTATGCTGATATTCTTCGTCCATCACAGAGTGAACGAAATAGCAACAGTTATAGTGAGGCCGGTGGTATTTATGAAGAACTTCGTGGTGTAGCTGGTGAATTACAAGTTCCTATTTGGAGTGCTTCACAGAGTAACCGTGCTGCTATGGATGAAGACATCATTCAAGCAAATAATATTTCAGATAGTTATCGTAAGATTATGACCGCTGACTTTGTTATGTCACTAAGTCGTAAGATGTCAGATAAACAAGCTAATACTGCACG